TGACGACGTCACTATGGTCGCAGTCTCACGCGGTGACATGCGTAGCCGCTATGCGTCTCCGGATAACACCCTCAACTTGACGGTGTCTCATTCGATCGCAAAGCGAATACGCAGGCTCTACCGTTTGGACTTTGAAAAAGTGTCGGCGGACCCGTTCACACCTGCACTAAACATTCAGGTGAGGGCTTCTGCTTTTATCGTTCTCGATGAACCCAAAAGAGGGTTCTCACGGGAAGAGATGCAGGGCCTACTGGTTCGCCTCGTCGCAAGCGTACTGGGCAACGGACAAGCATTCGTGGCCGGCGAATCGTGACCTGCAACCGCAGGCATTGATCGCAACCCACGACAAAGGAGAAATCCCATGCTTAGAACATTGCTTGACTACGTTGGTACGTGCGTTGATCACGTGATCGAAACAAGCCGTACCCTCTGGACAATTTTCAGAGGGCCGTTTTGAAACGATCATGTGCATAGCGCACACGGGCACCCCGTAACTGGGGGCGTGCTGTGGGCTGTGGGACTGGAATGAGTTAACCCCTCTATAGGAGTAGCCCATGAAAAGCCAGTCGATCCTCGTACTACTCGACATCTTGAAGGATGCGAGTATAAGTCTTCGCGTCAACACCATCCGAGATGCGAAGTGCATCTTGGAACGTGTCAAAAGGGAGGGCGTGTCATTTCTAACACTAACCCTTCCCGACTTTTGCACAGACTTTGAAAAGAGTCTGAGCGAAGGTCGTGTGTCCACGTCTCGCTTTTTAGCGTTTAAGAAGCGAGGAGCGCTCCCACGTTTTCTCGGGGGTTTGCTCGGACTAATCTTTGACACTAAGTCTGGAGAGTTACTCCAAGAACCGAACGTGAACGCCATTCTCTTTGTGCGTCAAATAACACTGATGCATAAGAAGATTGAGCTTCCTTGCTCTCGAGCGAGGACGCTTAAGGCGATACGTGCATACTTGGAGACAAATGAGTCTTGTTTGTCGTGGACGATTTGCGCCCAGGCAGCGGCTTTGCAACCGCTAACTCCTGGGTTCCCTCGTAAGGAACCCTCTATGGCAAGGTTACTTTCGCCATATGGTGCAACTTGGTCAGAAGAAGGCCAGGATATAGCCGAGATTGCCCATTGCTGGGGTACTCGAGCTGATCCAGACCATCAAGGTGAGGTTTCAACTCCTCACCGCGATACTTATCTTAAGACCGAGGTTCAACGTCCACCCGGTGAAATGTCCGCAGCAGAGCTTAAATGGACACTTCAGTACGAAGGTTATCTAGCCATGTTTAGGCTGATATCGTACGAGCTGTGGTCTGAGTGGATGATCGACGATCGGGCCTTCTTGCCCGAAAATCTTATCCCCAAACACGGCCCCGGTGCTACCGCTGAGCGCATAAAAGGAAATGCGAAGTACAAACTCAGCAGTTGGCATGATAGACTGGAAGCGTGCTTTCCGCTTGACCTTTTTGGAATCCCCAATTGGGGCCACCATGAAGCGCTCGCGGATGTACGTATGCTCGCCCGGGAAAACGAACCGCCCGTGAGGGTCGTTCCGGTTCCCAAGACCTTGAAGGGCCCACGTGTGATTTCCATAGAGCCTGTGTGCATGCAATACACACAACAGGCCGTAATGGAGGTCCTTGTGAAACAGCTGGAAAGGGGGAATCGAAACCCCAAAATCGGCTCTTTCGCAGAAGGAGTCCTGAACTTCTCCTCTAACAAGAGGAACCAGGATTTAGCACTCAAGGGATCTAGAGATGGCAGCTATGCTACCCTAGATCTCAAGGATGCATCCGACCGTGTACCCTACTCGCTGGTACGCTTGATGTTAGCGCACTGCCCGAACCTTTGGGCAGCGTGTGATGCATCTCGCTCTCACCAGGCCCGTATACGCAAGGATCTATGTCCCTTCGTAAACGGAAAAGCCGCAACACGGGGGCTTGACATCCCCTTATGGCGGTTTGCGTCCATGGGTTCAGCCCTCTGTTTTCCTATCGAGGCGATGGTCTTCCTGACCGCCGTCATGGTAGGGATAGGCCTCCACTCAATCAGCAAGATTGGGGGGGGTCTAGGCACTTTTTACGATGCCATCAGTTGGCTTAACGCGAAAGACGAGATCAAAGGGATTGCCTCGTTTAGGCAGGCCCTTAGTCAGGTGTGTATCTATGGGGACGACATCATTGTTCCCACAGATTATGCGAAAAGCGTGAAAGCTAGCCTTGAGGCGTTCAATCTCAAGGTTAACACCAACAAGACGTTTTTTACCGGACGGTTCCGGGAGTCTTGCGGGTTGGACGCATATGATGGACATAGGGTAACACCTGTGTACATTCATACTGACGTTCCTACATCACGCCGTCAGGAGAAAGAGATCATCTCTACGGTTAGTCTCCGAAATCAGCTATATCAGGCTGGTTTCTGGGTCGCCGTAGCGAGGCTTGATCGCCATTTAGGGCAGTATATCACTTTGCCCCGTACTGGTGACCAAGCTACGATCCTAGGTCGCATTAGCTTCTATACAAAAGCAGAAGCTACGCGTTGGGATACTGAAATGCACCGTTGGCTCGTAAAGGGCTATAAGGTGCATCCCAAAAAGGTGAGCACTGAGATGTGTGATCACCAGGCCCTCCTCAAGTTCTTCCTAAGGCGTGGCCGTCCCTCTGTAGAAGGGGGTTGGCTGAAGCCCGAAAGTCGGGAGAATCTTGATTCAGACGGACGTTCACCAGCCGTCGCTTTAAAGCTGGTGTGGGCCCCGGCCGCTTAATTGGTCGAGGGGGAGCTTTCGCAGTGATGCGATTGCTGGAGGCAGGCG